GTGTTCTTAATCTCAGTGGCATCGTCAAGAGTTTTGCCCTTGACCCATTCTGTAAGGAGACTAGAACTAGCAATAGCACTGCCGCAACCATAGGTTTTAAATTTTGCATCTTCAATAACACCGTCGTCATTTACCTTGATTTGTAATCTCATTACATCACCGCAAGCTGGAGCACCGACCATGCCAGTGCCTACACCGTCAGTATCTGGATCCCACTTTCCTACATTTCTAGGATTTTCGTAATGATCAAGAACTTTCTTGGAGTATGCCATAGACTGCTTCTCTAAAAGCAGGATCTTGGCCAAACTGAGATGCTGCTTCTGCTCTTCTCTTAGCTAGTACTAAGGGCGAGTTTGGCTTGCGCTTTTCACGGTATGCCCCGTGAGAGCTCATTTTAGCTCTTTTGCGCACTCGTCCACTAGTTTTCATTGTCTTCGCCATAGCGATTATTCTCCGTCAGTCTTTATTTCTATAATGGTACTTTTTAATACATCCTCGTATTTACCATCTTCAGTTTTTACCACAATTCTTTCACTTTCCGGCCGAACGTTATCTAGTATAACGCCCTTTACAGAGAGTGTTTTATCTTTTTTCCAATGTTTGTAAATTACTTCAACCATATAAACCTTGTGGAGCCGGAGGGAATCGAACCCACGACCTTCTGGATGCAAACCAGACGCTCTCCCTACTGAGCTACGGCCCCTACAAATGGTGCCGGATGCAAGAATCGAACTCGCGACCTTCTCATTACAAGTGAGCTGCTCTACCTGCTGAGCTAAACCGGCTAAATTTTATCTTCTAACTTTACAGTTAGGGCACCAATCGTTGTGCCCTAGTTCTGTTTTACATTCTGGACATTGTTTCACAGAATATTTATACGATTTTTCAATGCTTGAAAATATTTTTGATCATATATTCAGCTTGTGGATAAGAATCCATATAATTTACTCGACGGTCAACTTCGTCCCATCTTGCTAATTCTTGCCTTGTCTTGATTTCTTGTTTAGACATAGATGGTGTAAAATTATTGATATAATTTGATGTCGTATAGGACTGTGTCCAACTGTGTTGGATACCTTTTGTGTAACGCTTGTTTGACATTATTTTACCCTATCGTGCGTTGATTGAAATTGTAACCGGAATTTGATCGCCTACACTGTATTGATTGTATGTATAGCTACGGCCTTGAACACCGTTCCATTCATACCAAATTGTGTAATTTTTAATTTCCGTTTTTTGTTCACGCACTATTGTTTCGGTACATTGCTGTTGCAAGCGATATCCTGTGATAACTTGCTGATTTCTTGCTCTTTTGTTAGCAATGTCTGCTCCGACAATTGCGCCAAGAACAGTCATTGCATCTTTGCCTGATCCGCCGCCAACTTGATTACCGATCGCGCCACCGATTACAGCACCTAGCACAGTGTCGCCTGTGCTTGCTTGTCCACCTTGTACATTACCATAGATAGGTACTTCAACATCTCTACATTCTGTACGAGGAATGTTTTGATATACAGTTGTGTAATTAGGATCAATTCGTGTTACAGTTGCATATTGACTTTGTGCACTTGCAGACCCTGCAAATAGTAAGGAGCCAAGTACGGCTGATGTAGTTAATAATTTTTTCATTACAATCTCTCTAAAAGTTTCATTCAAATTATAATACTATATTTATAGATCTTTGTCAACCGTTAATTTAAATAAAATCGTTAGGAACTATTACTGTGGTTACCTTCACATCTGTAACACGATCATACCTAAAACTGCGAAATGCTTTACTCTCAATTGCCCAAACTGCAATTACTTTATCAGATATTTCACGAACTTTCTTTTGTGTTAAAGGATCGTCTTTTTTTGCAGGAGGCAACATACCTTCATATAGTGTACAGGGCATAACACGGGTATCACCGTTTAGTTTTGTAAAGGTTACTTCAACTACGCTTTTTTTTAGAAGAGCTATTAGTTCTTCCTTTGTCGGTATTCCCTTCAGACTTGCTACTGTCTCGCTTACCGAAGATACGTTCCCAACTTTCTCTGTATTTTGCATCGTCTGCACCTTTTCTTCGTCCACTACCTTTACCTCCATGCCATTTAGTTGTCATCGTTTCTTCCTATTTGAGAAAACACATAACTATAGTACAACGTTAAACCTATACCTATAGGAGCAATCATCATTACTGCTCCTATACCAATTACGTCTGCTGACATTATAGTTCTTCCCAAATTCCAATAAATTCAGCAATAGCAAAAAACAATGCCAAGAGCACTACTGACCCTGTTGCGGCTGCTCCGAGACAACCTGCTAAACGCACCGCACTCTTAACTAAACTAAGATAAAAATGCTTCTTACTAGGATCTTTAGTTGCTATTTCCATTATCTCTTCTCCACTACTTTATCTGCAAAGCCGTTATCAACTGCTTCTTGTGCTGACAAAAATGTATCAAACTTCATGGTTTCGAACAATTCATCAAATGTTTTGCCTGCGCTATTGTGTTTAACATACAATTCTGTGAGGCGTTCATTTAATCGCTTGCTTTCTTGTAAGTGGCGAATGTTATCTTCCATTTCAAGCTCTTGTACATGCACACTGCCACCTGTGCCGCGGGTGCCTGAGCTTACACGGTGAATCATTGTACGACTCTCTGGCAACACAATACGTTTACCTGCTGCACCTGCTTGTGCTAAAAATGAACCCATACTTGCTGCCTGGCCGCTTACAATAGTGCGCACATCACATTTGATATATTGCATAGTGTCGTAAATAGCAAGACCAGATGTTACTGAACCTCCAGGGGAGTTAATGTACAAATTAATATCCTTGTCAGGATTTTCACTTTCTAGATACAACATCTGTGCCATAATAACATTTGCCATTGTATCTTCTACTGGACCGTTTAACATAATGATGCGATCCTTCATCAAACGTGAATAAATATCCCACGAACGTTCGCCGCGTGATTCTTGTTCAACTACCATAGGAATTAGTGGCATTATTTTATCTCCGGTAAAGGTTTTGTGCTGATAGTATCATGATAGTCACCGTCTGCACTATAGTCTCTTGATGCAATTTCTTTTACCATCATTCCGTTTTTGTAACGGTACGTGGTTATTTCTCTACGTACCACACCATCTATGTCAGCGTCAAAAGCTGATTTAAAAGGCCCATCAGTCATTAGCGTCCTTCCTTGATATATTTTACTTCAGGACCGGCTGAAGTAAATTCCATGCCATGAGCATTACCAACATATGTGCGTCCATTCCAACGCATTGGAATTTTGTTAGTTGCAAGAAATGCATCAAACGATACATTTTCTTTAAAATTATCTGCTTCAGCTTCTGCACTTACTCCGCTATTTGTGTTTGTAAGAGTTGCTTTATTATCTACAATAGTTCTCATTTCTTTCCTAGTAATTTTAAGTTTAAAACAAAATTTTCTACAAGTAGTTTAACAATAATTGCGCCATCTGTCAAGCTATTTCTTTCCATTTCAAGAACGTGTGCTGCCATCATTACATATGCTTGATCTTCTGAAATATTTAAATCTCCCCAATCTATGGGATCAAATTCTGCTCCTTCTTTTGCAAGTATTACAAGATTACGAACAGCTTCATTATCTATATCAAACATATCACTCATTAGTTTGTTTATCTAACTCCTGTTTTAGTGTATATCCTAAACAAAAATTTTCAACTAATAATTTTGACATACTAGCCATTGCTACAGCAGCTCTTTGATTTTCTGGCAAATTATCTAATTGCTCAAATACGTTCTTTGCCATTGCTGTATAAATTTCATCTTTGTTCATGCCAGCTTTTTGAAAATCAAAATCAATTGACAATTCAGCGTCTCTTGCTAATTTTGCTATCTCGTTGATAGCTTGGTTTTTTTCTGTAGTTTCGTCCATACTCACTCCTAGTGTATAGTGCCATTATATAATGAATCATCATTAGGGTCAATACCCCAGTGTTCTTTGATTAATTCAACAATTGCTTCTGGCACTTCTTCGTCATCGCTGCCTTTAGGAATCCAAATTCCTTTCAAATTTCCATCTTTATCTAGTATGAAGCCATAGTCTGACTCATCTAATGTATCTTCAAAACCTAAATAATCATGATCCATTTGGCCGCATTCCTTTTCTAGTAAATTCTTTTGCTCTTTTTGTAACATCTTTGTTACTCAGTCTAGATTGCGAAAGATACTCTTTCCATTCTTTGACTAATTTTTTATTTTCCTTTTTGTTAAGCTCATTCTTTTGCAACGAACTTTCCGTCCTTAATTACAAAAACACCGTCGAGGCCAGTAGATCTAATATACTGTCTACCGCCATCAATCATTTTGCCATCGACAAAAATACAGTCATGATGACTACACGAATAGTACCAATGATTGTCTTTGTCTTTGATCATACCAAATTTAAAGTCTTCAACAATGTCTGCATTACAAATCATCATACGATCATTCATTCTATCGTTGTACAATCCAAAGTAACGATTTCCAAACTCAGGATGTGGTGTAGCTCTGTAGTAAACATCTACAGGCACATCGCTTGCTTTCAAGTCAGTAGTACACACATACTTAACAGGAACGCCATCTTTTTCAGTGTAATGTGATTCTATTTTTTCTCTGTCAAATTGATAAGGGTGTTTAATATCCATTAATCTTCCTCTCCTTTGATAATAAACCAAAGCATCATTAAAGTAACAAATCCTATTCCTAGTAAAAACTCAAGTAATGTAATCATCTTTCACTTTCTTTGCAATAGTTTTGTGAATACCAGGATTTACTTTTAGTACATGTGGCATCATTTCGTGTCTAATATAGTTTCTAGTATAACACGTATCTGCGTTGCTGTCATCCTCTAAATAAGGCACATTGTGCATTGCAGCCCAAAGTTCTAAATCACGTTTACGAGTACCACGAAAAGGACGAATGACACCATTTCGACGATAAGGAATAATTTTGCCTGTTCCGTGCATTGAGCTCCATACCCAAGTTTCTACACAATCATCTAAATGATGGCAAGTAATCACTGGCAAGTGATGCTGTGAAAACAAGTCCATCCATTTGTAGCGTTCGTCACGCCACCACTCTTCTTTGCTCATTCTTTTAGGCTTTGTACCTTGAGCAATACCACGAATTTGAAACGGCAAGTCGTATTTCATAATATAACGTCTTACTAGGTCTTCTGCTCTTTCGCCATATTCTGTTCCGTGATTAAAATAGTAGACTTCCACTTCATGATTGCGGCGAAGAAAATCTAATGCTGCCATTGAGTCAACTCCTCCGCTAACAGCAATCATTACTTGCCTTGGAATTTTACCTTGAATTTTAATCATTGTGATAACAGTCTAGCGAGTGCTACACTATCAATAGAAACTAATAGCATGTAATTTGCTAACATACCTGTGCTCCTTCTTGTAAACGCTGCCCATGCAAAAATTACACATTGAGTAATAAACAACGGATATAACAAAAGAAACGGAGGATTAGGCACTGTAAACATCATAGTGACTGCGCAAAATATACTTAAAAACCACGCAACAATTTCTAATATACATCGTGTAGGATTTTCTTGCCAATCTTCTTTAATCCAACTAATTATACCATAAATTATATTTTTCATACGTCACTATTGTCGTTCCATTTTAAAATTTCAACTTCTCCGTCTGCATTTTTACGATGACGTAGAAAACCATTTTCAATTAGTGTGTCAATAGTTTTACCGCTTGCATCAATGTAAGTAGACTTCAACATCAAAAAATACGTTGCAGCTGATCCTGCAAAATATGCTCCAAACAACCACATTACATTTTCTGTAAACATTTTAACCTCCAAAAAACCAAATAAGTGCTGAAATTAAAACAATCCAGCCTGCATATTTCCAACCTAATCTAATTGCACCAAAGATAATTGCTAATACTACTCCAACACTAAATCCCCAAACAATTAAAGGTTGTATTACATACCAGGCTAATTCTAAATCACCACCCATTATGCTATCTCCGCAACAAAATTATTTCTACCCCAGCCTGTATATTTACTTGCATTTCCGTATTTCATATAAACTTGCTGTTCAGCTGTACTTTCACTGACACACTTTACAAGATCAATATGTTTGACTTTTTTGCCGTTAGCATCTACAAGATATACGTTATAATAATTAAACATATTACACCTTATATAGTTTTACATAGTTTAGACGAGTTTCGTTTGCATCAAACAAACGATTTTTAGTTTGTGCCTTTACTTTGGCTTTGATGCGTTTGCTATCACCAATTGCATGATCATACTTGTTCATAAACGACACAAGGTTACCGTCTGTAGTAACTGCGGTGTAGTTATATGACTCCCACTGTGCGCTGTATCTCTTGTCAAGGATTTTAATCACTGCTTCTACATTGTCTTTATCTTGTCCAAGGTGCGCACTGTCACGATATTCTACACGGATCTCTTTCTTAAGGCCGTTTTCGTGAATGTCACGTTTGATAAATTCTGGAGCAAACGCAATGCGACCCATGCCTGCAACTTTTACTTCATCTTGTGAAAGCTCTCTAATCATATCCTGTTTGAAACTATCAAGATCGGCAAGTCCAAGCATAACATACCGCTTCATCCACTTGAGGGCTTCTTGTACAGAATTATAATCTTGTGCATTAGGTTCGAACATTTCAAAATCATCAGGGACATAACCACCACGTTTCTTCTCATAATAAAAACGCACAAGATCTTTATTTGGAAAATGTGTTGGATTGTTGTCGTCTGAAAAACGACGAAGGTCTTTGTTATAAGTTTCGCCGTTGATACGATAGGCTGCATATGCAACAGCTAATGCATCTGTCAATTTAACAGTTTTCATAGGTAAAACTTCAGGTTTTGCAGGAATCTTGGTTGCCCAACCAATTGCGCCAGAATAATTTGTATGTGCTGTCATTGTGTGCCTCTGTGTGTTTGCCTAACTATTAATAATAGTATAGTACCAAAGGCACACATTGTCAACCATTATTCAAACAATTCTTCAAAAATTTCTTCATTTATTTGGGGTTTTTCCATGCCTGGATGGCGAACTTTTGACAAATCTTTTGGTATCTTTTGGTATATTTCCTCAGGAACAAAGAATCGATCCATAACACCTTTAATTCTCTGCCAATCAGATCCTAGATCATTTCCTTGGAAATCTGTGGTTACATAGTTACCAACTTGCTTATGAAACAAGTCAAACATATCCTGCGGAGTATAACCAAATTTCTTACACTGCGCTTCTACTATTTCTAGTTGCACCACAGGGCGACAACGTTGAATAGTTTGTAAAGCACCTTTGAGAATTGGATATTCATATCCTTCGCAATCTACTTTGATTGCATCAACATCTTCAAAGTTATAACTGTCTAATGTGTTAACTGTAACATCATAAACTTCGTATTTTGTCTTTTGTTTACGTTCTTCTGTAAGAATACAGTTGTGTCCTACATTATTAGGATGATCTTCCATTTGAAAACTGCCAGCAACATCACCTAGTCCTACATTGTGCAAATGTACATCAGCACTCATTGTCAGACTTGCAAATGTTTTGTCAGGAAATTTATACCAGCCATCTGCATGATCAGGATCATGTTCGCTCATTACCTTTTGACTGTTGTAGTAACGTCCTTTAAGCTCTACGTGTTGATTAAGTTCTACGTTAGCTTCTGCTAGTGCGAATGTGCTAGGTGTAGGTTCAAAGCCGTGAACTGTTTGAGCCCATGTAGCATACTCCATTGTGTTGTTAGCAACGTTCATACCTACGTCAACAATAGTACGTGCATCAGGAACACACTTGCGTAACCATTTTAAATTTCTGCCTTGGTATGGGCCGTTTTCTCTTGCAAAGCGTTGCACGTATAGCGCATCATCTTTCCATACCCAATACAACCGACCCATGCGATTGTGTATTAGTTCTTTAGTTGTGTCTGCCTGTAATTGAGGATATAGTGTTTTGAAATGATTTATATCCCATTCTTGCCATTTATAATTTTTCATGCCTTTTTCCATCTGTCTTTAAACTTGTCAGGATAAAAGTTAGTAGCAATTTCTGCTGCATCATTCCTAACAAGAATATCTAAGTTCGTATCATTTAGAACTGGGCTTGTACTGCTCTTAGGTTCTTTGTTATACGTACTATTATATATTTCTTCTTTGAAAGTGTCAAGTTGAATCCGGCTTATGTTTTCTAACTTAGCTCTAAATTCTTGGAAGTAAGCATTTCGATTCCAGCGGTTACTGTTGACTTCTTGTATTGTGCAGTTTGTAACTTCTTCAAAACCGTCGTCTGTAAACTGTAGGACATTTGCACCTACATTAGCATAACGCCAAAAAGGAGCAATGTTGTTGTTTAGATTATCGCCACCATCTTTGCGCTCTGTATTATGTACAGTCACAACAAGACTATGGTCTACTACAAAACGCACCATACTTAACGGATCGATCTTATTGTTGCTAAGAATTTTATTTAAAAGAAGTGTTTTAATATGATTCACTTGAAAGTTGTGTTCGCAGTGAAAGCCACCTTCTTTAGTATGAAACTCTTTTGTAGTTAAGCCACCTAATCCTAACTTTTGCATTTCTAACAATGCTTTACCTGTAATTAAGTCAGCACCACTGTTACCTGTCTTCTGTGTTGTGTTAAGCACATCGCTTTGTGTTTCACGAATACAAAATCCTAGTGCATTATAGTTTTCATTACTGGCTGTTTTATATCCTTCTCCTGCACTTGATCCGCCCATAAAGTGATGCTTGAACCAATGATATTCGTTTAGTTCATTTGCATCTTTCGTACCTACTGCATTTGCAAAAGAACGTAAGTCGCTCGCAAGAAAGTGTAAGCGGAGCCCCCACTTACATGCTTTCTCAATCTGTTTGTTTACGTCTTGATCAAAGAATTTCTTAAGGTTCATTGTAGCCTCTGATTTTGCCTAACTATTGTTTATAGTGTAGCATCAGTAGGATGTTCTGTCAAGTTTTTTCCGCCCAAATAATCTTTGTCTCGATAAGTTTTAATCATATGACACCGAACGCACAATGTTCTAATGTTATCTGCTGTATCTTCTCCACCTTCGCTTTTTAGAATTTGATGATCTCCGTGCATTACACCGCGGATAACTCGCATACGATCATAGTCATCTTCAATACAACTAATCTGAGGATCTTCTCTAGGATCGTAGCTACATTCTTCGCATACAAAGCCTCTATGAAAAGTATGCAAGCGATCTAAACGTCCTGGTCCGCCATACTCACGTAGTTGTACTTGATGTTCTCTACACAGGACATCTTGGCCAGGTCCCTTGCGCTCAGTGATAAAATTGTCACAATCCTTATGCACACATGTTTTCTGTTCTTTAAAAATGATGCGCATTTGCGCATCACTCTTAAATTCATCGTGCTTTGGATTACGGAATGGCATTACCAAAGGTCCTTGTTAAGTACACGGAATTCTGTAGAACCATAGTAACGTGGCACAGGATGTTCCAAACTCTTACGTAGCTGTGCAGTTAGATAGGTTGCACCATGTGGAATTTCTTTACGTGGTTGAGGTTCTGGACGATACATTTCGTCCCAGCTTGCATAATGATCTTTGTGCCAGCTGTAGTATGTGCTGTACACTTTGCCCCAGAATGTTCCTTCTGGACTAAAGTCTGCATCAAACAGGTCTTTCATTACAAGTGCAAGATCCTGAATATATTCGTCAGTTACAACAACATCTTGATCTTTACACGCACTAAAGTACCAATACATCATTACAATTTCTTTTGGCTCTGTTGCACGTTCTTGTCCTACGGCAGCAAAGTATTTTGCAAACCATTGTGTTACAATAGGATCATGTTTAACAAGCTCGTTCAAACGACTAATAGCACCTGCTTCTTCGTGGTCGCCAAACTTTTCGTTTGTTGCAAAGAGTTCATACGCTTCTAAATATTGCTGTTTAAGTTCTGCATCAATCCAAGCTGGGTTAGTACTACCGTCTACACGAACACCGTAGATCATTTGCATGAACAAATCAATTTCGTCAAGTCCTAGTTTATCATCACCATTAAGACCAATAAAGTTTTCGCGGATTTCTGCTTTCTTGCTCATAGGGTACACAACAATAGGTACCATACAATCTGCAAGTTTATCACCAAATACTTTACTAATAATAGTATAAAGTGCAATAGCAGTATGCTGACCATCCCATGCAATGTAATATCCAGGTTTGTCTGGATCTTCATATACTTGAATAGCCATTACTTTGCTTTCAAGAAAGCGACTGATAATTTTCATTACCCAACGGAAGTTGAGTGGTCGTTGCATAGTAGTATCAATAAGAATCTTATCAATAGAAACTTCTAACGCTTTACAAAGTTTAAGATCGCTAAACTTATTCCATTGTGGGTTGTTTGCTACAAACTCTTTAACTGCGGCTTCTAAACGATAACTGTTGAACTCGTCTAGTTGCTCGTTCAAACGTTCTTTTAGTGTCACAAAGTGACTGTCTTGTTTGTGATATCGTGAGTTAATCTTACGTGCATAAGATTCAATTGCTCGTCGTTGTTGACGGTTAGGTTTGATCATAAATTGTTCCATAGCATTTGCCTTTTCTTGTTTGCCTATGTGTAAGTAAAACATCTTTTTATTTTGATGTCAACCATTAATATCATATGTCCATTTGTATTGCCCGAGATCATTGGCTTCGCAATATTGAATAAACAATCCTGCTTCTCTACCATGAGCTTCAATCTCCCACGGACTATCCCAATAGTTGAGATTATCGCTCATCCACTTGCCTTGCCAGCGATGTTTTGCATTTCGTGCACCTACATAAAGTTCACCTCTAGCATATTGTTTTACATGAACCATTTCGTGAGCAAGTACTTCTAGTAATCTACGAAGTTTAAGTCCTCTATGCAATTCAATTTCAAACGTTCGAGGACGATCGTGCCATTGTTCTTCATTAGACAAACAATAACCGTAAGCATCTTCTAGTTTAGTTAATTTTACATGGATGTAAAGATCTTTCATTCTAGGCAATAGTTTTTTTACGCAAAACTCTGTCATCGCCCGAACGTGTCTCTTTTGACTTGCTGACCCACCAGTAATCTTAATTTGCATAGCTACTCTCACAAGTGTTTATTTGTACAACTATTATAGCAAGAATAGCTATGCTTGTCAAGCATATTAAGATTAACTAAATCAACAACTTATAAATCTTCTTGTTCTAATTCATCGTCAACTGTTGGAGTTTGATAGCCTTTGAGAGCAGAATCATCTGTGATATTTCCTAATCTAATGCTTTTGCTTGTTTTTACATATTCTCGTAATTTGGCTACAGATCCAGGACCCTCCCAAACACTATTAAGTTCTGCGTTGATCTCTTCTAACGGAATAGAAGATAGCGTATGTCCTCTCCCTAACCATTTGCTATCAATCCTATCATAAAACTTTTCAAAAAGATATTCTGATAATGGTTCAGCAATCAGGGAGTGATCAGAGATGTTAAAAGTGCCAGAGAAAGTATCTAGCGTACTAGTAAAGTTTGACATAATGTCCTCTTATAGTCTGTAAGTGATCCGGCCCTTGTTAAGATCGTATGGTGACATTTCAACTCTTACTCTATCGCCCATTACTAATCTTATCCTATGCTGTCTTAACTTGCCGCCGGTATAACAAGTTATGACATGTTCATTTGCAAGTTTTACCTTGAACATCTGACTTGGAAGTACATCAATAATTTCGCCTTCCAATTCTATAATGTCATCGTTCTTTGCCATTTGTCTCCTTCTTTGATATGGTGATGCGTCCTTCTTCTGAATTTATAAGCAATGTGTCGCCTTCAACCCATCCCATCTGTTCTAAAATTTCTGGGGGTATATTCATTAGAACATTTTCGTCGTCCCCTTCAATATCTTCAAATATATCTTCTACTTTGTATGTTATTACTTTTGACATATGGTATTTATTCGTAGCTTACAACTACTACATTCTCCTCTTTGTCTGGAATTTCAAAAGATCTAGCATGCTCAAGAGCATCATGTATGTCGTCAAACAACAGAGGTTCAAGATCAAAACAATGATCAGTTTGCTTTGTTACGTAAATCCAATCATCTTCTTGCTTATTGAAACAAATCATTATTGCATATTTCATTGGTTGGCATATCTCCCCATTTCCATTTCAAAGTTTTGGGCTGCATAAATGTTTTCAAAATGAAAAGTATGTTCATAGACATTTGTCCAAGTAGTGCAACTCCATTCATACTTTTCGCACTGTCTTTTACACCATGTTTTTCCTTTGTCAACTACATCACTATGAAGTCTAACTGTATAACCTGGTAGCCAGCTCTGTTTGTATTCAAATATTTGTTGTGGGGTCATTTTAGTCACAAAGATTAAACGCCATAGTTGATCTGATTGCTCCAGGTTTACTAGGTTCTACTGCATGACTTAACCATGCTGGAAATAAAACAACTGTTCCTTTTTTTGGAGGAAGTGCAAATAATCCGTGAGTAACATCTGTTTCTCTATGTCGTTTTGCAATTGATGTGTAAGGATTAGGAGATTCAAACACTGTCATTCCTGCATGTTCATTTGCTCTTATCCAGTAGATTCCGCTCACGCCATGTATACCGTGTTTATGGACAGGATGATAATCTGCTGTTTCGCAATAATCCTGTGTCCAAGCATTAAATTTCATTTGAGGATCTACAGAAATACCTGTCATATCACAAAAACTTTCTATATTTTTATAGAAAGCTTCCTTTAAATCTGGTAAGTCTTTATCAATGTCTATTATCTTTTTTTCCTCGTGAAAGTCTGAACTATGAATAGAATGTCTAGGAAGTTTTTCTAATCTGTCAAGGAACATTTCCTCTACTTTATCTGCTAATTGACTATCTATTTCGTTCCAGTATATCGGAGTAGGGAATAAAGGTCTTAGTTCCATTAGAAATCCAAATCTGCTGCTACTACAAATCTATCTTTAAATGATTGCAAAACTCCAGGTCGATGATAGATTTTACCTGGATAAATCATCCAATTTGCTGTGCGCCAGTCTGCAAAAAATTTTGTATTGTCTTCTGCCAAAGGGCCTTCTGGCGCCATTTCTGTTCCTGCTTTTTCTAAATCTTTTACATCGTCGGGTAACTGCAAATAAAATACACCACTTATTGTTTCATTCTCACTGACGGCGTGATGATGCCAAAGTTTTTCTGGTTCTTCTACTAGTTTTAAGGAAGTTTGAACTCCCCAGCTTCCTACTTTTTTAATTTGTACTTCTTTGCCTAAATAAGCAAACACACTCCAAATAAAAGCCATTTTGAGTTTGCTCCAGTGTTCGCCTTTGTGCCCAAAAATATTAATATTGGTTTGAAACTTAGGACTATTTTCCCAATACTGTCCTCTGTCAATTAGAGAAAAAATATCTTTAACAAGTAGTTTTCGATCTTCTTCTGTAATCAAGTTTGACCAATCATAATGTGTGTATAGATTGTTTTGCATAGATACCTTTCTAAGTTTTATACTATAATAGCAGATAACTTAGAGTTTGTCAAGTGTTAATTGCCACGAACTTTGGTAAGTTTTTTGAGAAGTGCGCCTTTTTCTATTAGATTGTTCATCTTATCTGCTCCATACTTTGCACGTATGCGGATAAGTTCTTCTTTTGGATTTTCTCTATTGTAGAAGATCAAACTAGGCCAACCTGGAGTACCGTCTTTTGGTTTACTAACAGTCATTTTTATATCAAGATCAAGTTGATCTCTATCTAGTAGTCTATCTAATTTTTGAAAGTCTAGCACATAATATTTGTTTCTTTCAAACTGGGCTAGTTGTACAGCTGGATCATTGTAGGTTCCGTGTTCTTTGATATTGTTTACAAATTGTTTCAACCATTTCTTTTCTGCGTCATCATCGGAGCCAGCCAACTCTTTGTGGAATTCGTCTCCTGCCTTTTTGTAAACAGCCATTACAGCATCTCTTAAATTTTCTGCACCTAAATATTGATTACCAACTGCTGATACATCTACGCCAAAATCTGCAAAGATTTTTTTGTATGCTTCCCAGCCATACTCGCCATGAGCTTTCTTTTTACTGCGCACTGATGTGCCGCCTGCTGCCGCCTGCCCAAATTGGCTAGTAGTGCCTGCCTTCAAACTTAAATCAAAACGCTGTTTTCTTTCTTTGCCTTCTTCGTCTATATATAACATATAGATATCAGTTTTGCGGCCTGTCATGTCTGATACACCATCAGCAATAACATGAACTGTATCAGGACGCTTATTGTTTTCAAAGAATCTTGCAAATCTATCAACAATTGCTGCATCATTTACATAATTAATACAATTGTTTATATAGCCTAGCATTTCTTTGTCAGCAGTCATAAACTCCCAGTCTACAAAATCTACATAATTTTTCATTGGTAGTTTTACTGTAAGTTTAAAATTATCTGTAATGTCTTCTGCTTTCGCAGGGAATGTAATTTCGCCGCCGCCAGACTTTAGTGTAGGGTCCGGAGCCTGTGTGTTTGCAAATCTATTAATTATTGCTTTTACATCATCTGCAGATACATCTCTGCCAGGACGAGTTGCCAATCTAGCTACAGTGGCAGCACCCAACACACCTTCCATAGTGTTACCACGATTTGCCATTTTGCGCTCACCAGTTTCTGATTCACCAGTTGCACCAAATTCGCCAGTTTTTTCTAACTTAGACATTGTTAAAGTTTCGCCTTCAGTAGACTGAAACTTTAATGTTCTAGTTTGTCCAGAACGGATAGCATTTACAATTTTATCTTTTTCTGCAGGATCAATTTTTACAGTGCCTGTATTTCCTACACGCACAAAGTCTTCACCGCGATCTATTTTTGCTAAAAATGTGTTTAAACGATCGTCGCCGTGTTTAACTAAATCATTAGCGGAAAGTTGTCTTTCAGATAAAATTTCACTGTAACGCATTGCTTGTTTCCCATGTTTAGTGTATTTATACGATTTTAGGAAACAACATATCTCTACAGAACACTTCTACCTCATCTTCAGGTAGGCCTAGACTTTTCATTACATTGGGCGTATGTGGATTTTGTTGCTGATTATGACAATAGTAATTTTGAGATGCAATTACTTCGTCTCTATTTCCAGCACCATTAAAAGCTGGTACTTCTTCAAACCATGCACGTAAATTGTCTAGCGCAATTTTAATAATTGCAACGGCTTCTTCTTCTGTTTTTACATTGCTGGCAGCAAGCATTTTATCTGTAAAAATGTTGCGAGCCCATTCAGGCAGTTCTCTTTTTTTACTAGGAACAAATTCTTCTACACTTTCTTTGTAACCGTCAATCATTGGATGGTCAAATGTGGCACTTGGTGAATAATCATGAAAGGCTCCAGTCATTTTATTTTTACCTGCAATTACATCAAAGCCGTATATAGGTGCATCATTATTAAGTATTGGGAAGCAACATACGTGCATCATCCAAAGACCTTTTGTGTCTCTAGCATCTACAACATCAATATGAGCACGACGAACGCTATCATTACTCCATACCCTATTAATCCAGCCGTTATCTGGTTGATTGAATGCTGCAAGTCCTGGCTCTTCAATTTCTGTAGCATGTTCATCAAAAATATTAATGATTTCATCTTGGCATTCTATTAGTTTATCCCAAATAGCACTCATAAAATTTCTTCCATTTGTTGAAATGCCTTAGTAGCAAAATCAAAACATATTTTAGCTTCTTCGGCCATGGCATCTGTTGTTTGAGATCTGATATGTTCTTTAATTGTATCAACATCTCCTTCAAATTGATACATTTTACCTGAGCCCGGAACACGCTTTGCTATCATCTGCCCTCCACTTAAATCTCCCATATGTCGCACATAAACATGAGCCATTAACTTGTCAGCATCGTGCTTGATAGACATGATATGATCCATGTATTCTTTGACAACGGGTAGTAAAGGAGGTTGATCAGGATTGCCAACTCCCCATAGCTCTTGATAGTCTGCATGTATCAAAGGAGCTCTTCTTATGCCGGGCAAATTATCAAAAATGCCTTCTGCCATTGCAAACATCTCTAATATATTATATTGCGGATGCTGATTAAATAAAAAGGTAGCATATCTTTCTTCAGATATACCACCTAAAAGTTCTTTAACAAAAGCCTGCCTTTCAGCATTTTTGTGATGTTCCCAAGTAAGCTCTTTCAGATTGCTCATTATGCCTCTTCTAATTTTGTCTGTAAAGGGAATCCGTTAGCTCTACTTAGATTAACCACCTCTACACTTTTCATCTCTGCTACTTCGTAATTATATGTTCCTACAACTGCTGCACCTTCATTGTGAATTTGCATAGTTATAGCTTCGCTAGATTGCTGTGAGTGTTTAAAAATTTGTTGCAATATTTGTATAACAAAATTAATCGGTGTATGCTGATCGTTCAACATAATTATGTTGTACTTACCAGGTAAGCTTTCTTTGATAACTATTTTTTCGTCAATGATTACTTCTGTATCTACGCTCATTAATATCTCCTAGGTATAAGTGGGGGAGACAGTGCTCCCCCTAGACAATTACTTGCTGTCTAATTCGCCTTCAATATAAGAATTATCGTTGATCTTAATTCTTTTAGGCTGTAGTTCTTCTGGAACTTCACGTTTCAAGTGAATGTTGAGCATGCCTAGTTCAAGGCCTGCACTTTCTACTTCTACGTGATCAGCAAGTGTAAACTCTCTACGGAAATTGCGTCCACCAATTCCCTTGTGTAGGTAGTTTACGTTTTCATCACCTTTCGGAGATGTACCTTCAATAATGAGCACATTTTTATCTTTGGTAATTTCTAAGTTATCCATACCAAACCCAGCAACGGCAAGAGAGATCATATACTCGTCTTCGTTAATCTGTGAAATGTTATATGGGGGATAACCGTTACTTTTGCTATTTGCGAATTGTCTTTCCATTTCATCAAATAGTCTATCAAAGCCAATAGTTGCTCTGTGAAAGTGTGGTAAGTCTAGAGTTGTTAGTCTTGTCATTTTATTTCTCCTTTTATATAAGCAAGATTAATGTATGAACCCTTTCGGCGTTCAAGTTTATTTATCATTTGCCAATCGTACTCGATTCATAAATTGCATTATGAGTTTGGGTACAACGAACAAATGTTGTACACTTTGACAAGTGCTTCAATCGCACTGCCCCAGCGTATGTGCAGGTGGATCTAACACCCCCTAAGATCTCTTGTACTGTATCAGCTACGGATCCTTTGTAAGGTACTAGAACCGTCCTGCCTTCTGATGAACGATAATCTTTAAGTCCACCAAAATGCTTTTCGTTTGCGCTTTTACTACTCATACCGTAGAATTGCACAAACTTCTTTTCTTCTACTACTGGAGTATATTCAGGAAATGAAATTGTATTGTCTGTTCTTATCATTTCATTAGTCTGATATAATTTTGTAATTACTTCACCACCGCCTTCATCGTGTCCAGCAAGCATACCACCTAGCATTACAAAGTCTGCGCCGGCAGCAAAAGCCTTAGCCACGTCACCAGGGCAGGTACAGCCGCCATCAGCAATAATATGTCCACCGAGACCATGAGCCGCATCTGCACATTCGATAACTGCCGAAAGTTGGGGATACCCCACGCCAGTCTGAATGCGAGTAGTGCATACACTACCAGGGCCAATTCCCACTTTAATGATATCTGCTCCAGCAAGAATCAATTCCTCCGTCATTTCGCCTGTGACAACATTACCTGCGATAATTACAATGTGCGGATGCTCTTGTCTAAATTTTCTAACAAACTCTGCAAATCGTTCTGAGTATCCGTTTGCCACATCAATGCATACGTATTTTAGGTTGCCGTCGCACATTTTATATACATTTTGAAACTTGCAATAATCACTATCTGTAATGCCTATACTCATAGCAACATAGTTAGTACGATTGTAGTCATCAGTATCAAAGAAGTCTATAAGTTCATTGTCAGTATAAGTTTTAACTAGACAAGTAAAAATACCTTCTCTAGCAAGACTGTCAGCCATTTCAAATGTACCAACACCGTCCATATTACTTGCCATAATAGGAACACCTCGCCAATGACGATGTTCTACATTATCTGGAAAGTCTGGTTCGTAGTTACGAAATGTGTAACCACGTTGCAAATCTACTTCTTTGCGACTGCCAAGTGTTGAACGCTTAGGCCGTATAAGAACGTCCTTGTAGTCTAGTTTTACATCTTCTTCAAGACGCATATATTACTTCCTTCTCATTTTGGCAATGTCAACATGTTCTAGTTCCATTTTAGACAACTTTTTAATCCATCTGGAACGAGCTGCTGCTTTTGCTTTCTTGCGCCTTTCGCTTGGCTTTGTGTAATATTCGCGCTCACGCAGTTCTTGCAAGATACCTGCTTCTTGCACTTTCTTCTTAAACTTGCGTAGCGCAAAGTTAAAGTCGCCATTACGTACTTCTACATGCAATCCTTTTACTGGATTAGAATCGTTATTGTAATTACGGCGTTTCATATTGTCTCCTTTGTTTATTATATAATACACGCAATAGTGTTGCTAGTCAACCTCTTTTTGAGGAAGAAATGATAAGTCATAAACTTGTTTAGAACTTATATGTTTATAGATTGATTGTTCGCTGTTAGAGAACCAATAGGTATTTGACTTAGATATCAAAAAAGATATCATTGGTCGAAAAAAATCTATCGTATTATCTATGTCTAATATTGTATAGTTAGAAGATGCACAAAGTTGGAGTATATAATTTACGTGCTCTTTTTCGTATGTGGTTTGATCATATAGGTATAAATTAACATCTTCCTCAAAATGCTTTAGAAAGTTGTCTTGAAGTTCTTGAAGTATTGTTTGGCTAGGATATAAGAGGACTATGTTAAGAGCATCACCGTGAATAATATCAGGGTAAGTTATTATATTAATTTTGTTCACATAAAACCTATTTCTTTAACTTGTTGAAAAGACTATTTTCGTTTTGTTCTTCATTTTGTGTATATGTTTGGTCTTTTTCTTCCCAAGGTAATTTTTCAATGTACCCATTTATATATAAGGCTTTGTAGTGTTTTAATGTCTCTTCTGGATTTGCAGCTTTCCATGCTTCTTTAGCACTTTTAAAGGTTGCATCTGCTTCCTTTTTAACATACTCTTCTTCGCGAGCTTTTTGCTCAGGACTTAGATTTGTTTTTTGTTTCTTCTGTTCAATTTCTCTTTCCCAATTGAACGGATTTCTAGTGTCTGCTATTTCTTTAGCATCTTTTTCATCAGCTTGTACTTCTGACTGTTCCAATTCTGTATCCACTGCATCTGCCACGGTAGTATCTGCTTCTGATACCATGTCTCCCAAATCTGCATCTGGTGTACTAATATTGTGTGTAACATCTTCATGTCTTTCTTCTTCTACTGCCTTTTCAGCAGCCTCAATCATTTTATTCCATTCTTCAACTGGATCTTCTAAGAATTCCTCTTTTTCGTTGGCCAAAGCCAATTCTTGGGAAGTGTCTCTTCTCTTATCGTCGGCTCCAATGGAATATTGCACAGAAGATCCTTCAGCTTCTGCTCCTCTGTCATCTACTTTCTCCTCTTCCGCAGGCGGCGTAGAATCGTCAATATTAAAACCAGGGTTGTCATTGATTTTCTGCGCTCTTAGTCTTTCATATTCTGACCAATCGAGCCGATGTCCCTCCTTCTGATCGTCTTTACGCTTGCGATGTAGTTCAAACGTATATTGACTTGCGATCAAAAGTAACACGGCCAATGGGTCAAACACAAAGATGATAACCAATATCACCCAGCGGACTGCTTCTTCTAGTAGGTCTTGGTCTGCTTTTTCTCCGTAAACAAATTCAGCCAAATATTTAACTGGACCTACTTCTGCTTCAAGTTTACGGTACTCTGCTTCAAGAGCGTATTTTTCTTCTGTAAGTGTGTCAATTTCCGTATTAGCATTTCTAATACGAGAATTCTGTTCATCGATTGCTGTTTCTATATCAGCAGCTTTATCTTCTTGTGCTAATTGTTGTCTTAAACGTTCAATTAGTTCTTGTGATTGTGCCACCTGCGATTCTGCACTTTCACGTAATCTTTGTATTTCGTCTCTTGCTGTTTGGATTGCAGGGGATTCTGTGCCTCGCACATTGTCTATTTGTGCAAGAATATCTAGCTGGCGTTGCTTAACTGAATCTGTTTGTTCGCCTCTAATCCTTTGTACTAACATACCAAGGCGGTCACGCTCTTGTGCAACTGTATCCTGTGCTGTTTGACGAAGTTCGCTTATTTGAACGTTAATTGCAGAAACACGCTGTCTTTGTTGTTCTATCCATTCGTTTACTGCGGCTCTGGTTCTTGGACCTACTGAGCCGTCTGCATTCGCTCCTATAGTTCTCTGGGCCTGCTGTACTTGTTCACGTTCTCCGCTGGCAATTTGTCCTTGTACTTTTACAATAGTATCTTCTATTTGTGCAATTTGTGCAAGCAAAGGTTCAACTGCACTGTTGTCTACACTTAACGAACTTATGCGTTCTTCATACTCTCTTGCTTGTTGATCTAATCTACCAAGTTCTGCATCTAAACTGGCAAGTTGATCTTCATAAGGTTTTGTACGTGTAGCATCGCTCGCTCTTGCATCTGCTATTATTTCATTTTGTTGTGCAATAGCAGGTTGTATACGATCAAATGCACGGTCAATACGTTCTTGTTCTTTGTCTATTTGTGATTGTATGTTTGCATCTGCTCCTACACCGTTTGATTGTAAGTCTTCTATACGCTGTTGTGCTCTAGCTACAATGCCTTCTTGACGAGCAATCTCTGTTGTAAGTCGTTCAACTTGTGCTACGCTTTCCTGACTTGCACTTGTTTGTTCAATGTGTGCCTTAGACAAGAAGCCAAAAATACCCATAGAGGTAATAAACATAAGCACAATAACTGCTATACTTAAATACGATTTCAGCCACCACGTTGCTTGTTGCCAATATCTATGTAACCACACAGCAGTAACGAGCTTGCCTACTTCAAGTACGCCGCCCATAATCATTATAGGTAACGCAGCCGCGGCAAAAATAGCCACAAGTCCTGCTACAGAATAATAAATTGCAACGGCACTAATGCTTAATGCCGTTAGCATTGTCAATAAAGCAAATATCATAGTTAAATATTTAACCCCATATGATCTCCGAATAAAACTGTAACTTAATCATTTCCAGCGATAAAAGATATGATCTCCGATACGACCAATTAGTTGAAAGTCACGAGCCCAACTAGGACTTACATAGTTTGCATGATAGTGAGTGGCGCCTTCTGTAATGCCGCGAAAGTCGCCATAATTCATCATCATGTATGCTGATTGTTGTGCTTTACGCCATGAATCTGTGTCTTTAGGATCGTCTGATTTGCCATCACAATACCAACTAAATTGACATTGATTACGAATAGGAACAGGTGACCCGTCTTTCCAACTAGGTTTGTGTCGTCCGTCATAGACTACATTACATACTGAATTAGGATACCTAGAGTCATCTACACGATTGAGAACAACGTCTGCTACTGCTAACTGATCTGCAAAATTAGATCCTCTTGCTTCGTGATAGATATTAAGTGCTAAACAAAATTCTTCCGGATGTGCCTCTTTTGCAAAAAGTTCTTGTGATTCTGCTGCTGACGAGAATATCAGCATGATTGCTGCCATAATATAAAACTTCATGATTACTGCCTCTTGTTTACCTACGCATTTTTGCGATGTCTTTAGCTTCATTAGTGCCACGCATAACTGGCACTGCGTTTGACTTGTGCATTGTAGCAATACCTACAATTAAGTCGCCTGTATATTTTTGACTTTCTTTTTTAGTTGCTACACCAACACCGTCTCCATGACTAGGAATGTGTGCTGTAGAACGATACATAGGATTTGTGTGCGGTTGATATGAAGACTTATCTGTAGTTCTTTGTTTTGTTTTGTGTTGACCTCGAGTATAGGCTATATAGTCTTCAAGTGTATCAAATTGTGAAGAATGACAATATGTTTGTCTCATACGTTTGTTATATGCTCGCCATTCTTGTTCTAGTTCCTGCCGCTGATTTTTTGTTAGTTCCTTAGGCTTACGCTTCTTGTAGTTTGTTGTGGTCATATAAGGACCTACGAGATGCATAGTCATAAAAAAACTCCTGCTATTTTGTTAATAGTGTTACTATTATAGCAGGAGTTTTCTAGATTGTCAACCGTTTAATTTTGCAATAAATCTAGCAAATGTTCTGTAGTAAAGGGACTTTTTACTGTGTGAGTAACTTTAGAAAGTATCTCTTCGCTAGGCTCATGATTATTTGTAATTAATATACTTTTCGCTAATGAACTTTTATTAATATAATCAATAGCAGCTTGTGTATTGGATTTAGAAACCAGCATATCCCAATCTGCTACAAAAAAATTGCAAGAAATTCCTCCCGATATAATCTTTCGCAAAAGACTTACAGGAACTACTTCTATACCTTTTTTTCTGCATTCGTCTGATATTTCATAAAACTTATCAGTATCTTCAATTAAGACTAGTGCTTTCATATTAATCCCCTATACTTTATTTATCTTCCATAAGTTTTACTGCTGCATCGTAATCCTCTTGTTTTACTATACCTTCACGTAGCAATTTCATTCTGTTTGCCATATGCTTGGTTTGGATTTCTTCTTTAGAACCTCCAAAGTATGCAACACAGTGTCCTTCTTCGATCAAAATATCTGTAACACGTTCACGTTGTCCTTCGTAACGCTCTACATAAAAGTCACCTAAGATACGTCCGAACTTGCCTTTCATATCTTCACCGTGCTTGTTTTCTGTAGTGATTAGTTTGCCGCCTTCGCTAAGAAGTTCTTTTAGTCTATTTTTAGCGGCTGTTCCGAATAGTTTTTCTACTTTGTCGCTTGTGCGTGACTCTGGTGTGTCAATGCCCATAATGCGTACTCGTTCGTCTTTCAACCATACGCCAAAGCCTAGATCAATATCTACGTCTACTGTATCTCCGTCTACACATTTCAGTAGAATAACATCATATTCGTTTTGTTGCATTTTAGCCCTCCGTTTAAATGCTTATTGTTGTGGGGTTTTCATTCCCCATTTGCGTTCGTATGTATCATCTGTTCCATACGTATCTGCCCATTTGTTTTCTGTAAACTTTGCAAAGTCAATTAACATTAAAATTTCTTCGTAGTTTTCAGATATCCATTGTTCGTGTTCTGCAAGTTGTTCTTTCATATCTTTCATGTCACGTGCCATGTTGATTTCATCTTCAACTGCCATACGACTTGTTAGTTCACTTACTTCGCCCTTGAGTGTGTCTATTGTTTGTGCCTGTTGTGCTGTCCACCATACAAATGCACTTACTTGCATAACGATTGCTATAACAACACCTATTCCAAATTTTGCGTTCATAGGAATTCCTTTACAGTTATATACTACGTTATTTAGTCAAGACTAAAGGGCGATGTTGCCACCGCCCTTTTACACTGCTTCTTCTATGTGTTTTTCTTAGAAACTAAAACCAACTGTTACACTTGGAGTAAACTCTTCTGAGTCTAGGTTGTAGTTTAGTTCTGTACCTAGATCCAAGCCTGCAACTGTACGACCGTATGAAGCACCTACGTTTTGTAGTGTGTCTGTGTCATCACCATTTAGATATGCTGTAACATTCATCATAGTGCCGTCAACTTCATATGCAATTTTTTCGTCTGCTGAACCGTATGTTAGTGTTGAACCTAGCATAATATTTGCAACTTCAACACCACTTGCACGACCACCTAGCATATACTCTTCTGAGTCTAGATTATAGTCGCCACTTGCTGTGATTGATGCAAAGCCTGCACCTACAGTATAAGCACCTTGAACATTTGAAATGTCTGTAATGTCTGCGTTCCAATCTGTTAAGCCTACTGCAACTTGTGCATCGCCTACAGATACTTTAAGTGATTCTTCCATTGCTGGCGCTGCTAGTGTTGCACCGTTTTCGCCTTCAACAAATACACCATCTTGATTACCAAATGATACTGTTGCTCCTGCAACGTCTGCACCAATTTGCCATTGGTCTAGTGTAAAAGAACCACCGTCTACTGATTCAACATTGAATGAACCAAATGCTAGATCACCTGCACTTAGGCCTGCACCTAGTGTAAGTGTTGCTTCTTTGTCGCTGTTAACTTCAACTTCCATTGAGCCAGTAAGCATTGCACCTGCTGGGTTAACAGTATCTGCGTTTGCTACAGTCGCGGCCATTGCTGCGGCTGCTGCTAAAATAAATACATTGCGCATTAATTTTATACCTTTCTTATTATTTTTATTATTGCGTAGAAAAGGGCAAGTTTACGGCTTGCCCTTTTGACTTTTTATTTAAACATATCTTATGCTGCAATGCAACAAATAAGAATAATTCTTACGTAGAAAGTTATTAGGTGTTACATCTAAGCAACACTTTTTACCCTCCTACATAAACTCCTTGTTGAGGTCTATACCAATTTTTTTGATTGTGTATGCGTCCTAATAGATCCCTAATTTCTGCTGCTTCAGTTGTTAGGATTTCAGGATCTTCTCCTTCAAGTATCCGCTGGCTTCTGCGGGCTACTTTGTTGTTAAGTGCTTCTTCAATAATCTTAATATCTTTTACACTTAGTTCAAATGTTGTATTGGGTTTCATGTGTGTCCTTTGTGTGTAGCAGCCCGTTCTGTTGCTAGGTGGGCTAGACCCCCTGTGGTTACGCTGCTAGAGCGAACTCAGATGGTGCAAAGTTATCGTTTGCATTTGTGTTTTGTAAACTTGCCTACCTGTCGAAACCTATTTCGCCCCCTTAGTGTGTTTATGGTGGAGGCGTCCGGTACCGCCCCGGAGTCCAAATACGCTTTGTAACGTCTACAGTTTATTTATACTACCAATGAGCTACTTTTGTCAACCGTTTTTGTGAACGGATTGCATCCATTAGACGAAGCAATCTTTTTTTATGATCACTTTTGCGTTCATAATGATTTTTTGCTTTCCATAAGCTATCTGCATCTATTTCTGCAGCTAATTTTTCACCTAGTAATTTTTCTAGGTATGATAAATCTTCACTACTCAGATCTTCAATCTTCCGTGAAACCATTCTGTCTGTGTCTCCATGCTTGTTCAAACTGTTCGTCATAGTCATACAAAGGTGCGCCATTACATCCGTCATACCATAGACGTTTGAAATAACCATCTGCACTTGCTACTACTGTTTTGGGATCTGCGTCAAGGTGGCCCTTGACCATGTAAAATAATCTATATTGTTCTTTAAGATCATTTCTTAACATAACGTATTTACAAACTTGTTACAATGTAGGCGCTAACATAGGCCTTTTATTAAGTCGTAAAAAAAGGCTGTAAACACAGCCTTTAATTTTACATAGCGTTCTTTTTTTCTTGAATCTCTGCTCTTCGATTTTTGGTTAGCTTACCTAAATCACCGAGTGCTTTACGAGCACGGGTTGCAGCAGCTTTTACACCCTTTTCGTCAAAGGTCTCTGCTTCCTTTAAATAATTGTTGAACGCTTGTACAATTTCTTCGTGTAATGTCATACATTTTCTCCTATAATTAAATTGTATATTTCTTTCCAATTGTTAACTTGCACAGCATGTCCATTATAATCTTTATTATGTTCATGATTTACAAGTATTCCTGAAAGTCCAAACTTGATGCCAGTATCAACATTAAGTGGCTTATCTTCAATCCAGTAGCAACCACTACTTTCATATACAGCTAATTCTTCGTCCTTGTCAGCACCAGTATCTAGATAAACATATTTTTCAAATACAGTGTCTCCAAATAGTTCACGCAAATTTTTCGTCCGCAAGTGTTGTGAATAATCATCATTGCTTAAACTTGTTATTGCATGAAATATATATCCATGTTCGGTATGTAGCTTCTTTACAAAATGGATTGCATCACGTAGTGGGGGTAGTTTACGTATCCATGCACTTTCATTGAACATACGAACCAAACGTTTTGTTTCTTTTGGATCTAGTTCATACTTAATATCCATATTGTAGCAACCTGGGTTTACAATACTGTATCCATGTCGCTTCATCCATTGATCAAAACTATATTCCCAATCTAATAACACACCGTCACAGTCTGTCAAAATTACTTTATCTTTCATAGTGCCTCTCTTAGCCTAAATTAACATTATGACTAAGTGTAACACCATTAATAGTGTTTGTCAACCTATTCGTTGTGTTCTGTGTCGTCTGATCCTGCAATTATTCTTGCTTTATATATGCCGTCGCGGCCAACTTGGTCATCTACTCTTGCTTCTAATTTGCCATTTACTTCAACAGTGCCACTGCCTGTAATTATATAATCTTTGTGTCCGCACTCTGTTTCTACACAATCACCTACCCTAGCTACTAGTCTACCATTTATTTCTGTATCAGGACTTCCAGTGATAATTCTGCCTTTTGTATTTGGACGTTCGCCGTGGTCTGGATGGTAACAAGTACCTTCTGTTTGATCATTTACTCGTGCGCTGGGTTTGCCGCTCATTATAGATATCCGCCTGTGCGGTCAATACCATCGCTGCTATATGTGCGTGGAGAAATTCTAGCACCACTTGTAATATCAGGCGAAGGATCTGATAAAATTGGTGGTTCTTGTCTAGCTATCAGTGCTTCTAACTGGGGGAATGCTACGGCACAAGTGCTTATTATTGCAGCTCTTGCATTTTCTAACAACGGTGTAGCAGCATTTGCTAGAGATTTAGCTGAATTGGCTGCGTTTTTTGCAACACCGCTGAGCATGTTGGCCGTAACTTTAACAAAATCAAATTTTGCTTCTTCAGCAGCCTTTTCAGCAACCGCTACAAGCTTTTTAACATCTGTTTCAACAGCGATAGCATTTTTCTTATCCTGAATTTTAGTCGCATCAAACCCACCTAAGCCTGCTGTTGCAGCAGCAGCCTCTTTACGCAAAACTTCAACAGAATCTGCAAAGGGTGCAATAGAGGCATAATGTTCTTTGGTTGCTCTTTCATTTGCGTCTGCACCACTAATCAAATCAGTGGTAGGATTCATAGGACCTAATACTATTGTTCTATCACCTACAACCAAAGTCTTTGATTTACTGGGTTCTGTAAAAGAAGGAATACCCGCTGGAACTAAATCTGTTGTGTCAATAGGCGGAGGTCTTACGCCTTGCACATTGTTAACGACATTAAACTGATCTTCTACATCTACTCCTGTGCCAGTTCGTTCTCTCCAAGCTTCTTCCCATTCGTTGACAGGCAGCCAGTTTGTTCCTGCAACAATGAATAATTCTCCGAATTCTACATCTTCGCTGCGTCTAAAGTTATTAATTCGCACTAACCTTTCATTAGGATATATCCCTGCCCTGAAATCAGCTGTTGCTCTTTCAGAAGTGTTATAGGTTAAAACACCGTCAAGAGCTACAAATGGTTGTGGGCCTTCACCGGGATCACCTGCATTGAGCAATGCAATTTCTGCTGCTAATTCTTCTGCGGTTTTTTCTTGACCTATAGTAACAGTTGTGTCTCCGTTTATTCGTCCGGTAAAGGCTGTATTATCTCCGTCAGAATTTCTTTCAAAAAATATCCTATAAGCATCTTGACCTGCAAATTTTACATATTGTATAGAATTGGGTTTTAGATAATCTAAGTGATAGTCGCTTGCAACTTGTATACCTGTAGACTTTGAAATTAATATATCGGTTTCATCATAAATAGTGTTCATTTCTACAGTTTTTTGCCACGCTCCGTTGTTTTTTGCATCTTGCCATGGAATGTATTCAACTCCTTCAATATCTGATGCATCAAAATAGCCAAAATACCAGTTGAATGGATCATAAATTGTAGAAGGACCAAAAGAACTGTTTGCTTCAATTGTTTCGCTGGCAGGATATCCTTGATCTTGAGCATGATTAATAATAAGTCTATAATATACTTCTCCGGTTTCGTCCCATGTAAACTTATCGTTTTGATTAATGATCCCTCCGTTATTACCAGGATCATATATGTCGCCGCCTATCACTCTAAACTTATATTCTATAGGAGTACTAGTGCCCGTTTGATATGTGGGTAGGAAGCGACTTGTACCTGTAAATCTATCGTCATTTACATCTAAATATTTTAAATAAAACTCTGCCGCGGCTTCGTACCAACCTGCAGGAAGACCAAAATATGTTACTAGTTCTTGTTCTGTAACACGTACAATAGTAAAAACATTATTTCCGTCTATACTAATAGGACAACCAGCAGGTTGTTCTACTGCTTCTAATTGCCCAATCTCCGCATCAAATCTAATGTTATTGAAAGAGCCTGTGTTGTTTGCACCCTTTATAATTCTTTCATTTTTAAATCTATTTACTGCGCCGCGCCCTTCGTCCCATTCACTTAGAGTAAATATTCCTATCACACCTCCTAGTGCAAGTTCGTTTTGTGCGCTAAATTCAAATTCATTTTCGACGGTTGTTTCTGCGGCAGCATTATCGCCTTCATCTATAATTCTTTGCGCCCAATAATTCAGACCTCCTTTCTCGGCAGGTCTGTTGAGAGTTGATGTATACCATCCGTTAATAAGTGTTGCCCTTGCAGTTTTTGTAGTTTTTACTAGTTTTAAACCTTCGGACACTGTTCCATCTGCATATTGAATTACCATTCCATCCTGATATACTGCAAGTGCATCTTCTACATCTGCTGGATCTCCTGAAGTTGTGGCTGGTTCTACTGTAATGCGATTTCTTTCCACATACTCATTGAAAGTTTCATAGTCGGGATTTCTACGGTCAGATGATTCAAGTACAATTGATCTCTTCATATTAGAGTTTAGATCTGCTGCCACACTAGGCCAACGTGATAGATCACTAAAATCATTATCATAACCTAAAAGCAATGGATCAATAGTAACAAGTTCGTCGGTAGTAGGTGCTCTTCCTCGTTCTTCTAATGTAAGTGCAAGAAAACCGTCTACAAGAGCCCAGTTCATGAAGTATGATCTTGAAACAATCGGAAAAAACGGATAGTTCTGGTTCTGGGGTACTAAATAATCGCCTTCTATATATTCAGAATATGGCGCTCTACCACTACTGACAGGATCATACCAAATTTTATCAGTCAAAGAATACCCTTGGCTCCATTCGATAATTCCTTCAACGTCACCAGGTGACTGTCGCACATACGGAATACCTTGTGTACCCAATCTTGGAGGACCGCCTGGAGTATCACTGTACCAAAATACCAAATTTAATTTATTTTGAGCAAGGCCAGATGGACTTTTGTCTGCTGGTGACGATCCAAAATATTGTATTCTCTCTCTGCCAACAATATATTCATTATCAAATTTCAACTCGTAGGAAAAAATCTCTCCGTCACAGGGAATAGGTATTTTAAACCTGTTGTACACATCTCTCGGCTCGCCAAATTGGAAGCCGTGTGTTTTCAGCTCATTTACAGCCTTGTTGTATGTTTGGGGTATAAGCCGTGTGTTACTAGGAACTGATTGTCCGTCCCATTCAACTCCTAAGAACTTTTCTGTATCTTTTGCACCTCTGAAACTTATGTTACCTTCAAATACAAAAACAGGCGGCTCATCTACAGGTGCCATTATATTAGAATTTTCTGCAATATCGCCTATAGCTTGAGTAACTGCTTTTCCAGCCGTTTTTGAAATATTTTTTGCAATGTCGGCTGCTGTATCTAGCATTGTGTTTTTACCACTAGCAATGTTAGAATTTGATGTTTCTATGGCAGTCCTTGCCTGTGAAAAGGCAGCTCTCACAGGTGCCATAATAGTATTAAATGTGTTAATAATGTTATCTACTACAGCTTGATGATAAGCTCTTTGTTCTTCCCAATCTGTAGCGTAAGGACCGGTTAGTATATCTAATTCTTCATTATAGTCATCTATTAGATTGTTGGCTGCATCAATAATGCTTTGTTGCGCTGCTACATCATCATCGTAAGTTTCTGATTCTGTATCTAAACCATCTATTACAGATTGGGCATCGCTTGCTATTTGATTTTGCTCACTAATTGCATTAGAATACCAGCCATTTGAGCTTGCAATTTGGTTCTGTTCTTCTTCTGCTCTTGATACTTTTTCTTCGTAAGGTCTTAATTTAGCATTAACCCTACTAACAATATTGTTAAGTTCAGCAACAATAGGATTGATAACTTGTGTGAGATCACCTAACGCTTTAAACGTTTCACTAGCCGCATCAATAGCATCTAATTGTGCAAGATAAGAAGGCCCGTCAGTCTGTGCGCCAGTGCTTTTACCTGTATTAGAAATATCACCCGTATCGAGATTCATAGTATCGCATGAATCGATAGCGAGCTGTTGAGTTTCTAATATTGCTGGTATGCTAACTGGCATTTCATTCCTTTACAATTGTATCCCTGTTGTGCTGCTCACGTACTGTTTTGCCATTTCGGCATCAGTTTTATGAACAACCAACACTGCACTTTTATTTATTTTCACTCGTGCATCAGGATTTATCGTAAAGGAAAATGGGCCTAGGCCAATGCCTTGTTGTGTGGCCATAATGGCCATAGGTTTTTCAACAGTAATTGATTTGTCATCTTCTTCAACAAAGCGAGAAACAACTTCTTCTCCACCTGTGGTTTTGATAGTAACTGTGTCTGTTGCTTTGTATGGTGTTTCAATTATCATAAAGAGTGTCCTGTTCCTGTATAACCTGTATCTTCAATGTATTTGGTAAACTGTTCGTAGCCGCCAATCTTTTGTCCGTTAACAACAATCTGCGGGAATGTACGTGCTTCTGGAAATTCTGTGAGAACTGCATCTCTATCAAAATCTTTGCCTAGTTCTAGATATTCAAATTGATAGCCACGCTGTTCGCATAGTGCTTTTGCTTTTGTGCATGACGGACATGCTGGTTTACCCCATATGTGTATCATAATGAAAATCCTTTCAATGAATCTTTGTCAACATCTTGTTTGATACCGCCGATGATGTAGGATTCAACTTCTGTTTCTTGTGGTGCAACTTGCAATCCTGAACTTGACAACCAGTGTGTAGTCCACGGTAGTGGATTTGTATTTACTGGCTGATCAAATATTGCTTGCATACCTAGTGCCTTTAGGCGACGGTTTGCAATGTATTCTACATACTGATGTAGTAATGTAGAGTTAAGACCAATCATAGAACCATCTTTAAACAAATATTCTGCCCAGTCCTTTTCTTCAGCAACACATTCACGCCATAGATCATAAACTTCATCTTCACACTCTTTTGCAATAGCTGCCATTTCTGGATCGTCTTTGCCTTGTGCCCACAACTTCAATACGTGCGTACTCAGTGCCAAGTGCTGTGCTTCGTCACGAGCAATTAGTGAAATAATTTTTGCAGAGCCTTCCATTAGTTTTAGTTCGCCAAAACCAAATGTACATGCAAAACTTACATAGAAACGTAGTCCTTCTAGAATATTTACAGTCTGCATAGCTAGATACAGTTTCTTTTTGACATCACGCATATTGCCTTCACCACGATGCATAAACGCATCAGCCGCTTCGTTGAACTCGTCGTAATATTTGGTTACACTTTGCGCTCGTGCTAGAATTTTTTCGTCATCTAAGATTGTATCAAATACTTCACTTGGGTCTGCATATACATTTTTCATAATGTGTGTATAAGAGCGTGAGTGGATAGTTTCAAAGAAGTCCCAAGTAACAATACAGCCTTCTAGCTCAGGTAAACTTACGTGTGGCAAAAAGGCTAGGCATGGGCCACGCCCTTGTACACTGTCTAGTAGTGTTTGATACTTTAGGTTTGCTGTAAAGATGTGCTTCTGCTCTGGTCTAAAATTTTGATAATCTGCGCGATCTTTTTGTAAACTAACCTCTTCTGGGCGCCAAAAATAACCCAGCATAGTCTGGTTAAGTTTGTCAAACACAGGGAACTTAAATGTGTCATATCTCTGTGTGTTTTGGTCTGCTCCAAAGAACATTGGCTGTTTTGTGAAGTCGACTTTTTCTTTGTTAAAAACTGTCTTTGACATTCTATATCCTATAATTTGTTTATTAATCTATTGTAAACTCATTGTCGAAACTTGTCAAGTTAAATCGCACAAGCTTCACATGCTTCTTCTTCATCTAAACTATCAACAGCAGGCAGAAGAGTCTCTTGTGTTTTTTCTTCTTCTATCTCACTTGGATCAGTCTTATAATCATAGGTATTCTGATAATAAGAAGTCTTCCAACCATACTTGTACGTATTTAACAAGTCTTGAATCATTACACTCATAGGCACTTCATTATTTTCATAATTAGTTGGATTATAGCTCCAGTTACCTGATATAGCTTGGTCAAAGAATTTCTGCATTACTGCAACTACATTGATATAACCTTCGTTTGATGGCATATCCCACAATAACGTATAATAGTTTTTCAAACTTTGATACTGTGGAACAATCTGCTTAAGAGGCCCTTTCTTCGACTTCTTAACGGACAGGTAGCCGCGGGGTGGTTCAATTCCGTTGGTAGCGTTTGACACAACAGAACTGCTCTCCGATGGCATCTGTGCGGACAAAGTCGAATGTCTGAGCCCGTGTTCTCTAATAGCATTGCGTAAACCACCCCAATCATAACTTAATTTGTTTTCTACAATCGTGTCTACATCCTTTTTATATGTGTCAATAGGAAGGATGCCTTCAGCGTATTTAGTGCGCTCAAAATACTCACAAGCACCTCTTTCCTGCGCTAATTTGTTGCTGGCCTTTAATAGATAGTACTGGAATGCTTCTGTAAGATCATGCACCAATTTCCATGCTTGACTATCTGCATAGTTTACTCTATGTTTTGCTAGATAATGTGCGAGTCCGATATAGCCTATGCCCAACGAACGTCTTGCTTTAGTAGATTTTTCTGCTGCCGCAATAGGGTAACGCTGATAATCAATAATTTCTTCTAATGCTCTTACAGCAAGATCGCACAACTCTTCTAAATCATCTAAATGCTTAATTACACCTACATTAATAGCAGACAAAATACACAGTGCTATTTCGCCATCTGGATCATCTATGTGTTGCAAGGGCTTTGTAGGAAGTGTAATCTCTTGACACAAATTACTCATATAAACTGTATCTTTAAATGAACTGTGTGTATTACAATGATCTACATTCATAATATAGATACGTCCTGTCTCTGCCCGTTCTTTGATTAGATCTGAAAACAATTCCATAGCATCAATTTTCTTTTTCTTGATACTGGTTTTGCGTTCATACATTTCATACATCTCTTTAAACTTGTCAGCATCACCAAAATATGCTTCGTACAAACCTGGAACATCGTGCGGCGAGAAAAGAGTAATTTCTCCTCCAGATAACAAACGTTCATACATTGTTTTATTAAGTTGAATTGAATAGTCTAGCTTACGCACACGATTGTCTTCTGTACCTTTGTTGTTCTTTAGCACAAGAATGTCTTCAATCTCTTGATGCCAAAACGGAAAATGCACAGTAGCTGAACCACCACGTACACCATTTTGTGTGCAACAACGAACAGTTGATTCAAACTTCTTTAGGAAAGGAATGATACCTGTATGTGCTACTTCACCGCCACGTATCTTTGAGTTTACACCCCGTATTCTTCCAGAATTGATACCAATCCCTGCACGTTGCGCTGTGTAACGGCCAATAGCCATGTCACTAGCAAAAATGGAGTCAAGAGTATCATCACTGTCAACCAGGACACAACTAGCAAACTGACGAACAGGGGTACGGACACCAGCCATAACGGGTGTAGGTATGTTGATTCTAAAAAGTGAGGTCGCATCGTAGTATCTCCTTACATAGTGCATTCTGTCTTCTTTAGGATAATTTGCAAATAGTGTTGCTGCAATCATCATGTACATAAACTGCGGAGTCTCAAAAATTTCTCCTGATGATCTATCCTGACAAAGATACTTATCTACAACTTGGCGCAAGCCTGCATATGTAAAGTTTTCGTCACGCTTGTGATGTATATAGCTATCTAAACGGTCAATTTCTTCAGCAGAATATTTTTCTAATATTTCTTTGTCATATACGCCACGTTCAATATTTTTTTCGATCATTTGATACAAGGAAATGGGTTCATATTCACCAAAAACCTGTTTGTTTGTTCCATAAGATAATAATCTCGCGGCAGCATATTGATAGTTAGGAGCATCTAAAGAGATAAGATCATTTGCACTGCGTACAAGCACTTCTTGTATTTCTGCTGTGCTCATGCCATCATAAAATTGTAAATTTGCATTCATTTCAATTTGACTTGCACTAACACCTGCTAAACCTTCACAGGCATGCATTACTACCTTGTGGATTTTATCAATGTTAATGTGTTCCTTGCCGCCGTCACGCTTGACGATCATAATCCCGTTAGACATTTTTTCTCCTTATTCAATGAAATATTTATTGTAGTCTTGGTAGGGTATGCTCACATTGCGAATGCAGATTTGATGGTAATTCATCAATATGAACATGTGTGTCTCCCTTGTATCCAACCACACGGTTGTTGATGTATAATAGATAATATGTTGCAGAATTCTCTCGATCCTGTACAATATGTATCATGTACGATGCTTGGGATAAAACGTCTGTTAATTGTAAGGTGTAACAAATCGCTAATATCTTTACGAAGGGACAATAATTATTTTCCTCTAAAAGTTCCCAAGGGTCAGGCCATGTGCTAGGTGTAAAAGGATCCGCTGCAATTTTGCATAAAGGAGCAGAATTATAAAAGTCAATAGTCTGTTGTATAGGGTCTTGTGATGTTTCGAGTTTGGTTCGAAATTCTCTCCAAGAGACTAATCGGTCTTCGTATGTTTGGTTGAACATTAGGATTTTATCTTAACTCTGTATTCCAATTGTGCGTTATCGTTTTGAGTTAAGTTTAACACATTTAGGTCCAATGTGTCAAGTAAAGAATCTGAATTATTATCAACTAATGCTACAGAAAATTCTAATTTCTCTGTATCTAATGCAGATCCTCCAATAAAGTCAAAGTCGTCTGTAATTTGTGATAAATTGTATGCTGGATTAATTGTAATGTGCAATGTTCCTGTTCGTGTTGCTACGATAGTTTCACTTTTATATACGTATTCAACTTCGATAGTTTTTTCTCTGTCTGCTGCAAAGCCTAATAACTTAGTAGGCACAGGCACTTCATTAATAGGAATAGTCTTTGTAAACTCTATTTCAGTTATACTGTTTCCTTCAACTTCAGGAATATAAACTGCGGTGCTATACCTACTGTCAAAGCCTAGTTCTTCTGTACGTGCAAACCAATCGCCTATTGATTGATTGTTTGCTGTATCAAACTTGATCACAGGCCAGGCTGCATTTTCTGGGCTGCCGCCATTATTGCCTACACTAAAGAATTTATTAGACTCGCTAGTGTTAGAAGTTCCTGTTATCACACTAATTGCCATGCGTTTTATTTGGTCAAATGTACAATTGTTAATCTTGGTATGTCTAGGGCCATAACTTTGCCCAGGCGATCCTAATATAGTGTAGGCTCCTAGCTTTACCCCTTCAAATAATTCATAAAATTTACAGTGTTCAAATGTGTTGTTGATAACATCATCATCTGCAACTAATCCAAGATTTTTGCCTTTAACGGAAATATTTCTAAAAATGTTATTTGAAGATGTAACAGCTTGACTGAGAGCTTTAATTTCAATGGCAATATCACTTGCACTAAAATTACTGTTAATTAATTCAAATGATCCTAAAAACTTAATATTTTCAAAAACACTATCTGCACAGCAATCTACGATTAACGATTTTTGATTGTTGCTTTGGATAGTCATTCCAGATACTAAGATGTTTCTTGGCTGATTGAGACTTGTTGTAGTAGATCTACTTGCTGGAACGCCAGGAGTGCCTTCTAAATTCTGAGTAACAAACATCTCGTTTGAGAAACCTGATGATGCTCTAAATATAGTTTTATCTTCGCCTGCACCTACAATAGTTGCGTAAGGCGGAATGTGTATTGTTTGTGAAATTTCGTAAACACCTGGATCTATAAATAATTTTACTCTTGATACTTCATTATTTTTTGTAGAGGGCCCTAAGAATAATTCATCTAGTGCTCTTTGAATAGCAGCAGTTTGATCTGTGCCATCTCCTGTTGCGCCAAAAGAACGTATACTTACAATATCATCTAATCTTTCTTGTAGTGTTCTTTCTATAGGTGAATTTGCAGTGTCGCCTGTTTGTATTGTACTGTTAACTTTATATGTATATGTGTTAGCGAGTTGAAAAAGATCATCGTGCTCTGTAAGAAGTTTTGTATTTCCTACGTAAGGTGCACCTTCTGATACTGCACCATTGCCTATATAAAGTTCTTGTGAATCAACTGCCCACCCGAACTCGCCAGATGCTAGTTGGGGTAAATCTGTTCTTCTTCCTCTACGGATCTGTATTCGTGATATTGATACGACAGCCACTTGTGTCTCCTACATATTAATTATATGTATTTATTCAATTATTCAAGTTGTCTTAGTCAATTACTTCAAAGTCATCATAACTGTATGGTTCAAGTCTTTGCCTTTGTGCTGTTCTATCAACATAATCATTTTCAGGATGAATTAAAGAAACGTTGTATCTTATTCTGTTTAGTGTGTATGCTGTATCAGAAAAATCTTTACTTCCTGCAAGGACTCCTTCATATATATTTGGAAATATCTCATCACAATATAAAGCAGAATTTGAATGATAATACCCTTCATGTCCGTAAGACATTAGATCATCTTTTGTTCCACAAATATCGTTCCACCCGTGACCAAAATCTGGAAAGATGTATCCGCTTGCCGGATAGCCTTGATTTTCTGGACCGTGTGCAAGACCTACACTATGACCCATCTCGTGTAGGTCTACATATTTACCACAATTGCTCATAGATGCAGGTACTTGGCCTGTTCTAAATGTCGTTTTAACGTTGGCAACACCACAAGTATTTGGATAAGTTGTGCCGCGTCCTAGTACAATATCGACTGGCAAGTTTCTTGCTAAATTTATGATTTCAGTTGTTGAGTGCCAATGCACTAGATAAAGCCTTGTGAGTTTATATCTGACATGTACTCCTGATCTTTCATAAACTTCATTGTAAGTTTTTACTTTCTTTTCGTACCTTGCCCACTGTTCATTTGTTTCATCCCATTCCTCTAATATTTCTATTGGTTGATCGTTACCGTACTTAGAATGAGATGCATACACAAAAATTCCAAGTTCCCAAGTAACAATAGTGTCATCGTCTTCACCGTAATAAATGTATTCTTGACTTGGTCTTTGATAATAACCTACACAATCTATTCTGTCTTCTACTGTGCAGACAGGCTCAGGATCAATACGAAACTGTATTTCCTTTGTGCCTAAAGTAAGAACGCCATCGCCAGTACGACCGTCTCCGTAGATTAGAATGTAGTCTCCGTCACGTTCTAAAGATCCAATAGTTGTTGAAGCATGTTCTATACCCCACGGCTCTTTTTCTCCTAAAAAGTCTGTGTAATTGACATAAACAACAGCAGGATAAAATCTATCACCTTCTGCTTTTTCTAGTTCTAATACAAGAGTAGGCGGTTCCCATCCGCACTCTGCTGACTGATTGTCTTTTTCAGAATATGTTCCCCCATTGCCATCTGCATATTGGAACCATTTTACTCCTGGATAGTCTTTTGAACATCCTTCACGTAACAGTGTACCTGCTTCTGGAACAGGAGGTGTGTACCCGCACTGTTTTGAACTGCCAGTCACACTTGTTATAACGCCGCCATTTCCGTCAGCAATTTTTTCAATTAGGGTTGTGCCATTGCAAGACCATTTAATAACTGTGCCTTGTTCTGGATGTGTTGGCGGCTCAAGGCCACAATAAGTTGATATAAATCCGTAAAGGAAAAGGGTGTTACACAGGTTAGTAAAAAACATAGCAGACTCCTTACTTGCGTATGTCAGCACATGATACCACCGTAAGTCT